ATGGCACTGAATATTCCATTCAGAAATGCGTACTATCGTTTTGCATCCAGTTACTCATTTCTCTTTTTTATTTCCTGGTCGCTGTGGTGGTCGTTATACGCTATTTGGCTGAAAGGACATCTAGGATTAACAGGGACGGAATTAGGTACACTTTATTCGGTCAACCAGTTTACCAGCATTCTATTTATGATGTTCTACGGCATCGTTCAGGATAAACTCGGTCTGAAGAAACCGCTCATCTGGTGTATGAGTTTCATTCTGGTCTTGACCGGACCGTTTATGATTTACGTTTATGAACCGTTACTGCAAAGCAATTTTTCTGTAGGTCTAATTCTGGGGGCGCTCTTTTTTGGCCTGGGGTATCTGGCGGGATGTGGTTTGCTTGACAGCTTCACTGAAAAAATGGCGCGAAATTTTCATTTCGAATATGGAACAGCGCGCGCCTGGGGATCTTTTGGCTATGCTATTGGCGCGTTCTTTGCCGGCATATTTTTTAGTATCAGTCCCCATATCAACTTCTGGCTGGTCTCGCTATTTGGCGCTGTATTTATGATGATCAACATGCGTTTTAAAGATAAGGGTCACCAGTGTGTAGCGGCGGATGCGGGAGGGGTAAAAAAAGAGGATTTTATCGCAGTTTTCAAGGATCGAAACTTCTGGGTTTTTGTCATATTTATTGTGGGGACGTGGTCTTTCTATAACATTTTTGATCAACAACTCTTTCCTGTCTTTTATGCAGGTTTATTCGAATCACACGATGTAGGAACGCGCCTGTATGGTTATCTCAACTCATTCCAGGTGGTACTCGAAGCGCTGTGCATGGCGATTATTCCTTTCTTTGTGAATCGGGTAGGGCCAAAAAATGCATTACTTATCGGTGTTGTGATTATGGCGTTGCGTATCCTTTCCTGCGCGTTGTTCGTTAACCCCTGGATTATTTCATTAGTGAAGCTGTTACATGCCATTGAGGTTCCACTTTGTGTCATATCCGTCTTCAAATACAGCGTGGCAAACTTTGATAAGCGCCTGTCGTCGACGATCTTTCTGATTGGTTTTCAAATTGCCAGTTCGCTTGGGATTGTGCTGCTTTCAACGCCGACTGGGATACTCTTTGACCACGCAGGCTACCAGACAGTTTTCTTCGCAATTTCGGGTATTGTCTGCCTGATGTTGCTATTTGGCATTTTCTTCCTGAGTAAAAAACGCGAGCAAATAGTTATGGAAACGCCTGTACCTTCAGCAATATAGACGTAAACTTTTTCCGGTTGTTGTCGATATCTCCATATCCCTCAACCGGAAAATAATAATACAAAAATGCTTAGCCCAACTAATAATCACCTAATCCAAACGCCTCATTCATGTTCTGGTACAGTCGCTCAAATGTACTCCGGATACGCGGTTCGCTGATTTCCAGGACATTGTCGTCATTCAGCGACTTGTCCCGTGTATCACGGGCCTGCGAATTCATCAAGGAACGCATTGCAGAGTGAAGTATCGAGTCACGCCATATTTCGCTATCAGGATTCTGTATGATGGTTACATCGCCCGGCCCAGGGCTGTTTAGTCATCAGCGCTTTCTGACAGTGCTGAGATTTCAACCTGTTGCAGTAAAAATGAGTAGATATAGGGCAAGTGTGCTGCCAAACCCATCTTTTACGGGGTGAAGGTAGATATTGTTAGAAGGGTATCTGGTGTCCCCTGCAGACATCTACTTGACGCGGCAGGGGATTGATTGGAATGATGTTTTTTAGATGTGAGAAATATTTTACCCGCTATTTTACCCATTGGCGCGGCTTAAGAGCTTATTTTTGAATTCACAATGGTCACGATATAACCATCTTGCTCGCCCGTGGATAACTTTGGCTTTAGGCAGGTCTCCGGACTTAATTCGGTCGTAGATGAAGGTTTTACCGAAGCCAGTATCGGCCATGATGAATTTCAAATCAACCAGTGAATCAGGTTGTAGTTCGTGTTGCATGAGTGCTATCTCCGAATAGGGAATCGAACCTGCAAATCAGGCAATAAAAAACCGCCATCAGGCGGCTTGGTGTTCTTTCAGTTCTTCAATTCGAATATTGGTTACATTGTTTTAATATATGAATAAATAAATTAGCTTTTTTCGTTGCCTTCGCGTTCTTTATTAATTTTAACAAACTCGTTTTTACCACGCTCTCCAAATGCGTCTTTAGAGTCGTTGTATCCGCAATCGCAGCACACATAATCACCAGACCATCCACGCATTGTTTTTTCTTTTGCAATATTTCCAGAACCGCATTTTGGACAAGACATATCACTACCTCCAAAGCATGAGTGAGATGACAACGTAACATTGATTAGAGATTAACAATAGATTGCTGATGTAAAAGATATGTATAAGCTTCACTTTCAAAGTGGAGGCTCTGGTAGCAGCATCCAGTGAGTTGCTTGCTCAATACCATTACCTGGCTTAACCGTTACATCTCCACGCCGGAATGTACTTCCGGTATAGCGTGCGGAGCATATTAGCGGCTCAACCAGAGAGCTATCGAAATTCACCGAAATAAGCACGTTCTTATTCTTTTCCGGCATTCGCTCACTACAGCTTATCCAGCCATCCGGAATTACCGGAGAGTTGCCCGATATCGCGTTCTGCAGTCGCTCCAGTTTCACGTATTCCTGAACCCTGTTTCCGTCGCATGCCCGAAGCCATTGCGCAGCCTTTTGCGCATCAGTATGAAAGGCACAAGTGCGTCCGTCATCAAATTGCATTTCGTAAAGGTCAGCAACCTGTTCAAAGTGCGTTTGTGGCAAGTTGTAAGTTTGGCTTACAGGTTCTGCTCCCAGTGATGCCAGTGCAATTCGTGCCAGTTCCATTTGTTCGCCACGAGTAAGCCCGTTTTCAAGCGGATTTTTAATGAACAATTCAATACGTTCTTTGGTAATAGTGGTCATGTGTTACTCCTTAACCCGCAGTGCTTTCAACTGATGAGGGGAACAAAATCTTTTCATCAAACCCTGCATTCATATCATGGACAGCAACACACCAATCCATCGACGAACGATTATCAAGAGCCTCCATGATTTCATCCATGCGGCGCAGGTCATACAGGTAAATGCTTTTATCGCCAATGGTGTAAAAACCAATTTTTTTCGGTGATGGGCAGCGATCAAGAACGTCCTGTAATTCGTTCAACCATGCCCGTTCTTTTTTTGTTAAAGTTGCCATATCACTCTCCTTTGATGCGAATGCCAGCGGCACGGGAATCATTCCATCGCTTTACTTCTTCACGAATTACGTCAATGCATTCTTTCGAATCCATTAGGTAATCTTCATCAAAAAGCCTTTCCTGTTCGTTTTCTATCGCAACAATGATTGCTTCAACTAACTTTTGTGCCTGAGAACCACTTTCTAACTCTGCAATGCGCTTCTCTGCGGCTTCCAGCTTCTCGCGCATATCGTCAACGTACTCGACCAGAGATCCGCCAGCAGGAATTTCGCACTCCTCGACCAGTTGGAAGTAGATATCAGCTGCGGCCCGTGTGTTGCTATGCCTAGCGTCGCCCATCTCACCTTCACGAAGAGCATCGCGTTCGGCGGTAAGATTGGCCATTTTGCTGTCTTTGCCTTCTAGCTCAACGCGCAGCCTCCCAACAGTAAGCGCAATATCCTCGTTCTCCTGGTCGCGGAGTTTGATGTATTGCTGGTTTCTTTCCCGTTCATCCAGTAGTGCCAGCACGGTTTCTGGTCCGGTCAGAAATTTGAAGGCGTTGAGCGCATCAATATCCACACCGTAATCTTTAAGTTCCTGTTCACTTAACAAATCATCATCAGCTGGCAACATTAACAGGCGTTCCATTGCTGGAATTGCACGTTCCGCCGCCTCACGCAGTGCCTGGTAATTAATTTCGCTCACTGGTTGCCTCCTTTGCGAAGCTGGGCAGCAAAGTCAACTAACCACTCAGTCATTTCAACCTTCCCTACCAGGTCTGAACCAGGGTGCATACAGCAATCACTCTGCGCCGCTTTGAAATCCTTATACTCATATTCTTGGGCCACCAGATTTTTTGCAGCTTCTATAGCAGCATCCACCCCCTGCGCCCGCACTTCAGACAGGAAAGCATCGGTAGCTGGAGTTTCGCTGTGGTGTAGGGCATCGTTGATAATCATTGCAGCAACACCAGCCTGCCCTGCATCCGTGACCGACACATGCTCAAGAGTTACGGCCATTGCGTGTTTCAGTCCGGCGTTCTCTGCCACCAGCGCCGCGAGATTAGTCTCAAGCTCTGCAATACGGCACATAGCATCAATATTTGTGTCTTCCAGCCGCTTAATTTCATCCAGTAGTGCCAGTGCCACCGATGGCGTGAACGCCATACGAAACGCCACAAAATTTTGATGCATAGGTTCTGTTTCTACTGCAACTGCCGCATCACGCAGTGCCTGATAGTCAATTGTCATTCTCGCCATCCTTCACAGTTGTAATCACTACAGCCTTCAAAATCATATGGGCTGTACTGCCAGGAGATTTTTCCGCAATGCGGACAATTCCAACGCACCTTCCCGCTTCGCGACTTCTTTCTTCTGTTCTGCTCTTTCAACCAGTCAGGCATGACCAAACCTGCGCCCTGAACCATTGTTCTGCGGTTAAAGTTATTGATATTGAACGTCCTGCGCTTTGCTGCATCAGCAATGGAAAATGGCAACCAAACTATTCCTGGTTCGTTTTTGTTGGCGACGCTAAAGATGGTCGCTTTACTGAAGTCATCTGTTGGCAATCCACCGTGTTGAAGCCAGTAAACATCGTTGCCGTTCCAGCTACCTTTTTTGTAGGCCACATACGCAGTGCAATCTGACTCAATCAGGCTTTCTGTAGGGATGTACTGGCAATCAACATGCCACACTGCCATTGCATCCACGCTATCAGCGCAAACAGGCTGATCGATATCTCGCCCACAATTCCAGGCTTTTTGGGCTTCTTCCAGCGTGTAAACATGAGCGCGATCGATATCAGAACTGTAACCATTGCCGTTATGGCAATGGAATGAAGCGTTATTGCCCACAGTTTCACGCGAGCACATCATGTAAAAACGGTTAGTCACTGGCTGCCTCCTTTGCGCCACATCGCATTCAGATATTTGTTTTCATTCACTGACGGAAAAGAATTTCTCTTAAGCAATTCCTCTCTCGATGGCATTGGCTTTACGCGTTGGCGAATAATCATTTCTGCCGGAAGAATGCCGGGATTGTATGCAAGTCCTCTCATGGTAAATTCCTCAGTCATTACTGATAGCGCCATAGCGTGAGCGGTAATTACGCAGGCGCGGGTCGATATATTCAGGGAAGTGGGTATATGTGGCTTTGCGGAATGGTCGGATTGATGTCTGGTAAATTCGCTCGCGTTCTTCTTTCTCTGCAAGCCATACGCAGTGGCGAAATTCCTTTTCCTCTTTTGTTTCCTGCGGTAGCGACATTATCCGGTCGTAGTTTTTCCTGAATTTATCCAGCACCTCCGATACGGAATTGCCGGAACAGCGGCGCGGGTCATCCGCACCATACAGAGGCGCTGGCATAATGGGAGCCTTATTTTCAATAATCAGAAAGGAGGGTAATCGTTCTGGCTGTAACCATAATCATCTGCATGATTCTGGCTTACGTTTTTAGAGCGATTGTCTTTATCTTTGAGGCTGGCAACCATGTTGGCGATAGTTTCTGGTTGCTTGCCTTCCGCCTTTTCTTTAAGGGTTTGACCTGTTTGTGCAATAAACGGGATGCGTATTTCCATCTGGTAGCTGTCTGCGCCAGTCTTTTTGTTTGTGGTTAATACTTTCTGGAGCACTAACCCGATTTTCTTTCCATGAAACTCAGGAGCAACAAATTTACTGGCGGAAACCATATGTTGCGTTAATTGTCCAATCCCGGCACACCCCATCATGGCGTGAACGACATTTGCGCCAAATTTGTTTTCCGTTCCGTCATTTTTCTGAACACAGACGCTAAGATATTGGATTTTACGTCCGTCGTCAGATTCGCCAGAAAACTCAATAAATTTGGCTCCTTTTTCTGATTGCTTTAGTTCTGCTTCAGTAATGGTAATGATATGAGCACCAGTTTCGTTAATAAAACCACCTTGCCCTGCGGTCAGTGCTGCTTCTTCGTTATAAGTAAAAATCACGTTGCTCATGCGGCGTTTTCCTTAATTTGATGAACATTATTGATGCCGTAGTAATCACAAACAGTGGCATCGACGAAAGAGAGATCGTTATCAATCTCATTAGAATCAAACATTCCCATTGGGGATTTAACAGTGTCTGCACCGTTGTTTTTCGTGGTGAAAAAGAACTGGTCATCGCGGGTAAGGGTGCGAAGAACTATAGTAAACATGCCTTCGACAGTGATTTTCTCGTCCAGCATTTTGCCGATAGTCTTCATTTTCACACGCCCCATAGGGGTTTCTTCGGTGTGCGCAAGAAAATAGACTCTCAGGTCATCAGGTGCATCCTGTGCAGCCTTAATCACCTCCCATGCGTGGCGGCCTATCTCAGTGAATTTATCAAACGATTTTTCTTCTGAGCGGCGCATAAACTCATTGCTCATCACATACTGGAAGTCATCAACAATAACGATTCTTTTCCCGTATTCGTGAGCACGCTTAATTACGGCAACTATTACGTCCCATTTGTCAGTGGTAACTACGGTTCCTTTTTTTGCTCTGGCATCCCATGCCAGCCAGTCTTTTGATTTAAATGGAAGCGGCTTGCCTATTGGTTTTATAAGTATTGCTTCCTCTGGATTGATATTTCTCATGCTGGTTGATTTTCCGGTGCCAGATTCACCGAGTATTAATGTCGCAGTTCCCATAATTTGCCTCAGAATGGTAATTCGGATGGGGAGGAAAGAAACTCACGCTCATTCATGCGCTCTCTTTGTGCCTGCCATAAGCAAAGTTGTTTCTTTGATTTATCTCCCGCTTTACGCCAGTAACGAGCCTCAGCAATGTGATATTCTCTTTTTAATCGACTTAACTCTGGAGTTTTCGCCAGTTCTACCGGAATCATTTTGACCTCCATTTTCTGTAGGCTTCGACGGCCTCACGAAACATCTTTTCATCGCCAATAAAAGCGGCGATAGTGAATTTAGTCTGGATAGCCATAAGTGTTTTATCCATTTTTGGGGACTCCTGGCTGATTAAGTATGTCGATAAGGCGTTTCCATCCGTCACGTAATTTACGGGTGATTCGTTCAAGTAAAGATTCATTTAATTGGAAGGCACCCATGCGAGCGCCTCCCGCGATTGCGTAAATCATGGGTGGTTCCTTATGTTGGTTTTATTAGTAGGTTATTTTTGTTGCGAATACTTCGCCTTTTACGATGGCTGTTATGATATTTTTAGCAACATCTTCTGATGCGCCAACCTTGATAAGGTCAGCAAGTATTTTGTTATTTACTTCTTTCCGGTGAGCTTTATCCTTTGCTCTACGCTCTTCTTCGTCCTTGATTCTTTTTTCTTCTGCTATTCTGGCTTGCTCTTTTGCTTCAGCCTCGCGCCGGATTCGTTCAGCCTCCTCCTGTGCTTTTCGGCGTTCTGCTTCAATTGCCGCCTGCTTTTCTCTTTCAGCTCGTTCTGCTGCCTCTTTTGCTTCGCGCTGTGCTCGTTGCTCGGCTTCAATGCGTTCACGCTCTGCACGTTCCGCTGCGGCCTTAGCTTCTGCTTCTCGCCTTGCTGCTGCTTCAATTTCGGCTTTTGCCTTTGCTTCGGCTTCAGCTCTGGCTTTCTCTTCAGCTTCTCTTTTTAAGCGTTCTTCATGCTCTCGCTTTTCCTGCTCCGCTTTGAGTCTTACCTCTTCTCTTTTGCGGTCAAATTCGCGATCCATCAAAATAGCTATTTCATGGTCAGACTCAATTTGCTTTGCGAGAGCTTCAGCTGCTGCCTTAGCTTCTTCTTCGGCTTTAATCCGTGACTGCTCCTCCTCATAATCAGTAAGAGGCTGGCGTGCCTTGACTTTCAGTTCATCAAGGCGATCACGCACTGTCTTGCGGTTGGCATCAATTAGCTTTGGAATTTCCTTCAGTTCAGCAACAAGGTCTTTGCCAAGACCATCGAGATATGTTTTCGTCTGCGCAACTTTATACGCCAGAGAAGCGATCTCCTTTCTGCCCTTTGCCGTTGTGATATCAGGCACAAAGGACATAACTTCACGTTCAACCTTTTGAAGGATTTCTTCAATCTGGTCGGCAGACTGAAATACAGTCATTGCATTTGCTTTTTCAATAACAACTAAATCTGTTACTTCACTCATATATCCTCCTTCGTTGTATTCTTTAAAAACGCTCTCAGGCGGCTTTGATAGTCATATCATCTGAATCAAATATTCCTGATGTGTCGATATCGGTAATTCTTATTCCTTCGCTACCATCCATTGGAGGCCATCCTTCCTGACCATTTCCATCATCCCAGTCGAACTCACAAACAACACCATATGCATTTAAGTCTTTCGAAATTGCTATAAGCAGAGCATGTTGCGCCAGCATGATTAATACAGCATTTAATACAGCGCCGTGTTTATTGAGTCGGTATTTAGAGTCTGACCAGAAATTATTAATCTGGTGAAGTTTTTCCTCTGTCATTACGTCATGGTCGATTTCAATTTCTATTGATGCTTTCCAGTCGTAATCAATGATGTATTTTTTGATGTTTGACATCTATTCATATCCTCATAGATAAAAAATCGCCCTCACACTGGAGGGCAAAGAAGATTTCCAATAATCAGAACAAGTCGGCTCCTGTTTAGTTACGAGCGACATTGCTCACATAGCAGACTCGTAAATCTGCTATAGGCGCTTATTCGCATCGCATGACAACATCAAATTTTTCGAGATTACTTTGTCGCAACAATCCTTCTTCGACGCGGTCAGCTTTTCTATAATTATCAAATTCGAAATGTTTAATTACTTCTTTCGTTTCTCGCTCTATAACTTCAACAATGTATTTCTTATTCATCATTCTTCCCCAAGAGCTTTGCTAATTGCTGACTGTGCTTTCGATACTTCATCAGGATAATGGTCATTCCAGTTTTGCTTGTATGCCTTGTTTAGCATCGCTTTCAGGGCATTTAAAAGGTCAGGTGCTGCCGCTATTAGATTGGCATCTTCAATACATTGAACTTCCTCACAGATTGCAATATACGAACGCCAGCCTGCGCCATTTTCAAGTGAGTCTGCCTGGATGATTTTAATCTCATCGCCATCCATTATTATTTCCCACTTACCTTCAGTACCTTTAAATTCCATGTTAGCCTCTGTTGTTAGTGCCAAAAATAAAGGCCACCATCAGGCAGCCTTGTTATTCTGTTTACCAAGTTCTCTGGCAATCATTGCCGTCGTTCGTATTGCCCATTTATCGACATATTTCCCATCTTCCATTACAGGAAACATTTCTTCAGGCTTAACCATGCATTCCGATTGCAGCTTGCATCCATTGCATCGCTTGAATTGTCCACACCATTGATTTTTATCAATAGTCGTAGTCATAAGGATAGTCCTGGTATTGTTCCATCACATCCTGGGGATGCTCTTCGAACTCTTCAAATTCTTCTTCCATATCTCACCTCAAATAAGTGGTTTGCTGCGAAAATAAATCCGCTTAAGTTACCTGTTATTTATCCCACCAAGTTCCGTATCTATCTATCCAGTTACACCAATCATCGACACTCCATTTTGTCGTGTCGCATTTTGGCAACTGGCATGAATATCTACCTTCTTTGTAAAGTCGGCGTTTGACTTTCTTGAGCATGGCTCACCTCAATCGTAATAAGCTGGAATTGATTTTCCGCGTTGCTTCTGGCGGCCTGAGCAAGTCACACCCATTTCACAGCGTGGCTTGCGGTAGTAAATACGGTTCTGTTTACGCTCGACTTCATCTGCCTTCTTGCAGAGAAGGCTTCCGAGTGATGCTGCTTTGTCTGCTCTGACGCAACCAGAGAGCTTTAGCGCAATTTTTCGCGCCAGTCGCTGTTCTTGCATTGCCTGCTCACGTTGAGCCTGTCTGCGTGCTCTGCGGCGATTTCTGGCGTTATCGTCAGCCAGATATGTAATGACTACTGTCATGTTGACCTCCGATGATTGACTTTGGCGGTGACGCGCCGGGTGCTTATCTTCCGGTTGCCGTCGTGCAGCTGCACTTCACGCCACCCCAAAGCCAACTACTCTTTGGTTCCCGCATTTCGGCGGGACAATCCCATCAATGTTAAAGAGCCTGCCAATCTTTTCCGTTTGGCTTCCAGCGTCCTGCTGATGGCTAAAGAATACTGTAGGTATTTTATTGTGTAAATACCCAAGGTATTTATTTTTGATGAAATAATGATAAATAAATGAATACAAAGGATATTTATTTTTTTCGGTGTCTGCTTGTTCAGTGCTTTTTATGCGGGATATGTGAAGTGGATCCCGATAGCTATTGCTGCCGGGATTATGGGTTAGTCAGCGAAGGTTAAGACGAGAATTACCTTAATGATGTCTGCTACAACAGACACGGCCATAGATAAACCAAAGACGATCCAAGCCATAGAGATGTCTTCACTACCATCGTATAGGGTTCCGTAATCACTGGTGTAAGGCGTAAATGTCGCGCCTTGATACAATAGGTATAAGCTTGATCCATAGAGGATAAATGCAGATATCCCTTGTATTGCTATGATCACTAGAATCATGAAACGAGCTGATCTATGCGCCCAAGCCTGGCTTATTTTTTCTGATAGAGATTTCGCAATAAAAGCATGCGCTAAGCCGTAAATTGTTGAGATTGCCAACATCCCCAAAAAGCTTGCTATAGCGGTTCCAACCATAAGCGCCCCCTTGCGTGATCAAACCAGTCTGAGTTTTGTCTCAATTGCAACGCCTATAATCTTGCAGTTTCCATTGATTGGCACGAGAGGCCATGCAGGATTAAGTCCCTTGAGGTATTTATTTCCGCCGTCGATTATCAGCTTCTTGAATGTTGCTTCGTTAGAGTCAGAAAGTTTTGCTATGACCAAGCTGCCGTTGATCGCCTCCCTTCCGGTATCGAAAAGAACGAATGTTCCCTCTGGAATGCTTAACCCAACCGGTGCCGTCATTGAATCACCTTCCACTTTAAGCCAGAACGCATTACCTTGAATATGCGCGTCAGACTCAAGCCAAACATCTATGTCTTTAATGGTGTATGGTTCGCATGCTTCACACCACGAGCCAGCCTGGATACTGCTTAACACCGGATACCTCTTTCCTGCTCTGTATTCCCCTGCATACCTTACGTTGGCATCGCTCTTAAGGCTTTCTGCCTGTTCTGCAACCTTGGCAGCAATTGACTGGCTAAAATCAGCAATTGAGACTTGCAACAATCGTGCAAAACCAGATGCAACCTCAACGTTTAGCGCATTTCTGCCATTAAGATAATGCCCTACCGCTCCTTGGGTGATACCCAGTTCATCAGCGATTGAGTATTGGGTTATTCCCAATTCTTTCTTTTTTGACTCATACAAAGCCTTAAGCCGCTTAGCGTCTTCCAGCTGTTCTGTCGTCAGTGATTTTTTATTTTCCATAGCTTAATTCTAATAGCTAAGGTACTTAAACTAAAAATACCCTGAGTATTGATTGCTTTGAATACCTGTAGTATTCTTTGTTCATGGTTAATAACGGAGAGTGCATATGATTCGAATGACACTTGCCGATTACGCCAAAATCCATGGACAGGCTAAAGCAGCCAGTGACTTTGGTGTAATCCAGTGCGCTATCAGCAAGGCCATTCTGGCAGGCCGTAACATCATGGTTACGGTAAAGCCTGATGGCAGTGTGATTGGAGAGGAAGTTCGTCCTTTCCCAAGCAACAAGAAAAACAAATAGTAACACCGCTCTTTAACAGTCATGGTCCTCATTCCCGCCGAAATGCGGGAATACAACGCGCATAAGTTGATGCGCATAACTTCTTATTAGTTAAGGAAATACTTACATATGCAACTTACAAGTACTCGCAAGAAAGCGAATGCAATTACAAGCAACATCCTGAATCGAATTGCTGTACGTGGTCAGCGAAAGGTTGCCGACGCGTTAGGGGTTAATGAATCGCAAATTTCGCGATGGAAAGACAGCTTCATCCCCAAAATGGGAATGCTTCTGGCTGTTCTTGAATGGGGTGTTGAAGACGAGGAGTTGGCGGAACTGGCTAAGCAAGTAGCCAGAATGCTGACAAAAGAAAAAGCCCCGAAGAACGGCGAATTCTTCGAGGCCTAATGTAGAAAGACTGGATCAATCCACGGGAGTAATTATGACAAAACAACTCAGTCCTTACCAGGACAAAATTCACAAACACATACTACGTGATCGCTTCCTGTCCAGCTTCAAGCAGCCTGGTCGATTCCGGGCTGAGTTGGAAAAAGTGAAGCTGATGCAGAAGGAGAAAGGTCATGAGTAATCTTGCAACCGTAACACATTTAAGGCCTTCACAACGGCCTGTGGAGCGTCGTGTGGCAGAAGTTGAAGATGGTTATACCCGTCTTGCAAATGCCCTGTATGAAGAGCTTATCGGCGCAGATTTAACGAAAAATCAGAGCAAGGTTGCCCACGCCATATGCCGTAAAACATACGGCTACGGTAAAAAGATGGATCGCATCTCTGATAGTCAGTTAGCTCAAATTACCAGGCTGCCAAGACAGAAGGTAAACAAGGCCAAGAATGAGCTTATCGCGATGAAGGTTATCCTTCGCGAAGGCCAGCAAATCGGGCCTAACAAGAACATCGAGGAATGGCAAATCGAAGGGTGTCACTACTCTGGTGATAATGTCACTGCATTGGTGACAAAAAGTGTCACCAAAACGGTGACAGCGCTGTCACCAAAACAGGGACACACAAAAGAAACTATTACAAAAGAAAAAAGAAATAATAAAAACACTATGTCCGAAAGTGTTCGGACGGAGTGTGAAAAATCACCTGACCGTCACGAAGAAACCGACAAGGCATTCGAGGAAATATTCTGGTGTGCAGGCATGCGGAAAGCCGGGAAAAAAAACGCAGCTTCGGCATTTAGAACACAGTTCAGGGAATGGCGTAAAACTACCAGGGGTACGGCAAGCGAGTTTGCCACGATGTTGGCAGAAGACATCGCATGCAGGAATGGTAAGCAGTTCGGATTCGACAGGTTGTTACCATCGAGCTACCTGAACGGTCAACGCTGGAACGACGAAAAGCCAGAAACCATTCAACCACAATCCAAACCATCATCCGCAATCACCGTATCGAAAACTGGCTACGTGTTTTTCGACAGGTGAACCATGAAATCAAAAATCAAATCGCTACTAGTCGCTGGTTATAACCACGGCTGGTTAAGTATTTCGTTTGTCGATTTCTGGTTTAAAAATCTCAATCTGAGGGAATCATGATGAGCCTTGAAGTTGGAGAATATATACCTGGTTATGAGGGTAAATACTCTGTAACCAAAGACGGTCGTGTTTATTCACATTTAAGAGGCAGGTTTTTGAATCCATCTCCGGATAACAAGGGTTATCTAAGAGTCACTTTGTGTTCCGATGGGATTCAGAAGACGTTAAAAGTTCATCGTCTTGTAGCTCAATTATTTATCCCAAATCCGTATTGCAAGCCAGAAGTAAATCATATCAACGGCGACAAATCGGATAACGCCATTTGGAACTTGGAATGGTGTACCTGCTCAGAGAATTTAAAACATGCTTTTAGCATCGGACTGAAAAGCGCAAAGGGAGTTTTTAATGGTAGGGCAAAACTATCTGAAACTGATGTGATTGATATCAGGAATTCTGTTGGTATGAAACTAAGCGAACTATCCACTAAATACGGAGTGAGTGAAATGCAAATTTCCACAATCCGCAGAGGAAACGCATGGAGGCACCTTTGAGTCCATCAGAACTTAGCGACCTGCTTTGGGCGCAGGTTGACAGGGTGGCTCCGCACCTGTTGCCAAACGGCAAGAAAGAGGGGCATGAGTGGGTTGCCGGTAACGTCAACGGTGACAAGGGAAACAGCCTTAAGGTCAACCTTAGCGGCAAGAAAAAATGGGCTGATTTCGCTGAGGGAGACGGCGGTGACATGCTTGATTTGTGGATGGCATGTCGTGGAATTAACCTGCATCAGGCTATGCAGGAAGCGAAAGCATTTCTCGGTATCAAGGATGACGATCACCATTTCGATGCCAGACGTGAGAAGAAATTCTCCAGACCTGACCGCAAGAAAATCGCCCGCTACGTTACCAGAACAGAATCCCATCTTGAGTACCTGCAATCGCGTGGCATATCGCCAGAAGTCGTAAAGCGCTACGAGGTTGTCAGCGGCAAGGTGTGGAATGGAGAACGAGAACTTGATGCACTGGTGCTTCCGTACAAACGCGATGGTGAGTTGTTGCAGGTCAAGCGAATCAGCACTGAGCGCCCGGACGGGAAGAAAGTCATTATGGCAGAAGGTGATTGCGAACCTTGTCTGTTCGGATGGCAGGCTCTGGACGCTGGCGTGAGGGCGGTTGTACTTTGCGAAGGCGAAATTGATTGTATGAGCTATGCGCAATACGGCATCTCGGCGTTATCCGTGCCGTTTGGTGGCGGGAAAGGTGCTAAGCAACAGTGGATTGAGTTTGAGTATCACAACCTCGACAGGTTTGAGGAAATATTCATCTCGATGGACGTTGATGATGTTGGTCGTGAGGCCGCAAGGGAAATCGCAAGCCGACTCGGTGAACATCGTTGCCGTCTTGTTACTCTGCCGTACAAAGACATCAACGAATGCCTGATGAACGGTGTTACCGAGGATGAAATCTGGCAGTACATCGGCACGGCATCCTACTTCGATCCTGAAGAACTCTACAGCGCGCGAGAGTTTTACCAGGACACTATCAACGCTTTCTACGGCAAGCAGCAGTATCTGTTTAATCCACCGTGGGAATCTCTGGCAGATAAATTCCAGTTCCGTGAGGCCGAGTTGACGCTGGTCAATGGTGTGAACGGTCACGGAAAAACGGAGGTTGTCGGGCATATGGCACTTGAGGCAATGCGTCAGGGTGTGAAGACGTGCATCGCGTCACTTGAGCTGAAGCCTGGTATTCTCCTTAAGCGCCTTACCCGTCAGGCGACGTGCTGCAAGATGCCGCCAGTGCTGGAAATTGACTCTGCATTTAAATTTTATGACGAAAGACTTTGGGTGTTTGGCCTGACCGGAACGGCGAAAGCCGACAGGCTGATCGAAATATTCGACTACGCTCGCCGCCGATACGGGATCCAGTTATTCATCATCGACAGCCTGATGAAATGTGGCATAGGCGACGATGACTATAACGGGCAGAAGGCGTTTGTTGACTCGATTTGCGACTTCAAAAACAAAACAAACTCCCACGTCATTCTCGTTACTCACTCGCGAAAAGGAGACAGCGAAGAAAAACCAACCGGGAAAATGGACGTAAAAGGCTCTGGAGCGATAACAGACCTGACAGACAACCTTTTCATCATCTGGCGTAACAAGGCTCGCGAGAGAGCGTTACAGAGAGTTCAGAGTGGTGAAAAGATGTCAGAGAAGGACGAACAGGTACTGGCGTCTCCGGCATCTGTTTTGATGCTTGAAAAACAACGTAACGGCGAAGGTTGGGAAGGTGGCGTCCCGTTGTTCCTTGACGAGCAATCGCACCAGTTCCTGCAACTTGAATCAGGATCGCCATATAGCTACATCGCCAATATGCCGAAATCGGAATATGACGAGGCGTGGCGACAGGAAAACGTGACGGAGTATTAAATAACCATCTACATCACTGAGCTTGTAACAGGCCTGCTGGTAATCGCAGGCCTTTTTATTTGGGGGAGAGTAAATCGTGGCTGAGTTTATGCTCGTCGCATTCAAATGCGTTGGCGTTGGATGGATTCTTCTGACGTTATTTATTGTTCTGCATAGCTACATTCGTCTTGTGAATGACGGTAAAGACCCATGGTATACGTTGTTTGGCGCTGCATTTGTCTGGGTGATTATCGGTGTTATGCCTGTCGCTGTAGCAAAAATGGCGTGGCGTTTTGTTAGTTGAGGTAACGATGAAGCAAATATACATGCTTCGCAACGAAGCAATCAGAAACAACGCCATAGACGCAATACTCTCACTTCCGATCGACGACAAGTCACCTCACGAAGTCCACATTAAAGAACCAAAGCGGAGCAATCCTCAAAACCGCCTTATGTGGGCGTTATTGCAGGACGTATCGCGTCAGGTGCTCTGGCATGGAGAGAGACTTGCGCCGGAGGACTGGAAAGATCTGTTCACTGCCCTGTGGCTTAAGACCAAAAAACTGGAGCAACGAAGTGCGCCTGGTATCGACGGTGGCGTTGTTATGCTTGGCGTGCGTACCAGCAAAATGCGAAAGGCCAGCATGACTGAGCTTATCGAAATCATGTTCTGGTTCGGCTCAGAGCGCAACGTGCGGTGGAGTGATGACTCCCGGCGAGAGTATGAATGGTCACAACGAAAAGGGAAGGCTGCATGACTATCAAATCAAATACGCCAGCACACGACAAGGACTGCTGGCAAACGCCGCTTTGGCTTTTTGATGCACTGGATATTGAGTTTGGATTCTGGCTGGATTCGGCAGCGAGCGACAAAAACACTCTGTGCGCTCATTGGCTAACTGAGGCCGACGACGCGCTCAATTCTGAGTGGGTAAGTCACGGTGCAATCTGGAATAACCCACCGTACAGCAATATCAGGCCGTGGGTGGAAAAAGCCGCTGAGCAGTGCATACAACAGCGACAGACGGTAGTGATGCTTGTGCCAGAGGATATGTCTGTCGGATGGTTCAGCAAGGCTCTGGAGAGTGTTGACGAAGTTCGCATCATCACTGATGGACGGATTAATTTTATCGAACCATCGACGGTGCTGGAGAAGAAGGGAAACAGCAAAGGTTCCATGCTGCTGATTTGGCGACCGTTCATCAGTCCTCGACGGATGTTTACTACCGTATCCAAAGCGGCATTGATGGCGATCGGGCAGGGTGTCAGGAGGGCTGCATGATAAATGTCGTTAGTTTCTCAGGTGGCAGGACGTCAGCATATTTGCTCTGGCTAATGGAGCAAAAGCGACAGACAGGTGAAGACGTGCATTACGTTTTCATGGATACAGGGGCAGAGCACCCTAAAACATATGAGTTCATCCGAAATATCGTCAGTAACTGGAAAATAGACTTACATTGCCTTCGTGTAATACCTAATCCAGAAATGGGGAAGGCCAGTAGTTATGAAGAGATAGGTGTCAATGATATTGGTCCAGATCTTATACCGTGGAAAAGGATGTTAAATAAATACGGACATCCATATATCGGCGGTGCGTTCTGTACCGACAGAATGAAGTCTGTTCCATTCGCCAAATATTGTCAGGAAAAGTTTGGGAAAGGAAATTACATCACATGGATTGGCATTCGCACAGATGAACCAAACAGGCTTAAAAGGGCTAATGGTTTTCGGTACCTGGCTGATATAAGCGATTTTGAAAAACAGGATGTGCTTGATTGGTGGAGTGAGCAGAAATTTGATCTTGGCATACAGGAGCATCTTGGTAATTGTGTTTTCTGCATAAAAAAAAGTATGCAAAAGGTGGCGCTGGCAGCCATGGATGAGCCAGAACTTGCAGATGCATTTATCAACATCCTTGATACAGAAATAAAAACAGGAAAGGAACCGGTTATGTATCGAGGGAATAATACACTTAAATCACTGATTGCCTTGTTTAGTGATATATCAAGAGATGAGTTAGCCTCAAGAATGACATCAATGCGACAGTATGATTCAGGTTCGTGTTCTGAATCATGTGAAGCATTTTCATGTCAGCTTGGATTTAATTTTGAGGATGCGGCATGAGGCGACAGCGACGAAGCATCACCGACATAATCTGCGAAAACTGCAAATACCTTCCAACGAAACGCTCCAGAAATAAACGCAAGCCAATCCCAAAAGAATCTGACGTAAAAACCTTCAACTACACGGCTCACCTGTGGGATATCCGGTGGCTTAGAGAACGTGCGAGGAAAACAAGGTGATTGACCCAAATCGAAGTTACGAACAACAAAGCGTCGAGCGGGCTTTAACGTGCGCTAATTGCGGTCAGAAGCTGCATGTGCTGGAAGTTCACGTGTGTGAGTACTGCTGTGCAGAGCTGATGAGCGATTCGAATAGCTCGATGCACGAGGAAGAAGATGATGGCTAAACCAGCGCGAAGACGATGTAAAAACGATGAATGTCGGGAATGGTTTCATCCTGCATTCGCTAATCAGTGGTGGTGCTCTCCAGAGTGTGGAACCAAGATAGCACTCGAACGACGAAGTAAAGAACGCGAAAAAGCGGAAAAAGCAGCAGAGAAGAAACGACGACGAGAGGAGCAGAAACAGAAAGATAAACTTAAGATTAGAAAACTCGCCTTAAAGCCCCGCAGTTACTGGATTAAACAAGCCCAACAAGCCGTAAACGCCTTCATCAGAGAAAGAGACCGCGACTTACCATGTATCTCTTGCGGAACGCTCACGTCTGCTCAGTGGGATGCCGGACATTACCGGACAACTGCTGCGGCACCTCAACTCCGATTTGATGAACGCAATATTCACAAGCAATGCGTGGTGTGCAACCAGCATAAAAGCGGAAATCTCGTTCCCTATCGCGTCGAACTGATTAACCGAATCGGGCAGGAAGCAGTAGACGAAATCGAATCAAACCATAACCGCCATCGCTGGACTATCGAAGAGTGCAAGGCGATCAAGGCAGAGTACCAACAGAAACTCAAAGACCTGCGAAATAGCAGAAGTGAGGCCGCATGACGTTCTCAGTAAAAACCATTCCAGACATGCTCGTTGAAGCATACGGAAACCAGACAGAAGTAGCACGCAGACTGAAATGTAGTCGCGGTACGGTCAGAAAATACGTTGATGATAAAGACGGGAAAATGCACGCCATCGTCAACGACGTTCTCATGGTTCATCGCGGATGGAGTGAAAGAGATGCGCTATTACGAAAAAATTGATGGCAGCAAATACCGAAATATTTGGGTAGTTGGCGATCTGCACGGATGCTACACGAACCTGATGAACAAACTGGATACGATTGGATTCGACAACAAAAAAGACCTGCTTATCTCGGTGGGCGATTTGGTCGATCGCGGTACAGAGAACGTCGAATGCCTGGAATTAATCACATTCCCCTGGTTCAGAGCTGTACGTGGAAACCATGAGCAAATGATGATTGATGGCTTATCAGAGCGCGGAAACGTCAATCACTGGATGCTTAATGGCGGTGGCTGGTTCTTTAATCTCGATTACGACAAAGAAATTCTGGCTAAAGCTCTTGCCCATAAAGCAGATGAACTTCCGTTAATCATCGAACTGGTGAGCAAAGATAAAAAATATGTCATCTGCCACGCCGATTATCCTTGTGACGAATACGAGTTTGGAAAGCCAGTTGATCATCAGCAGGTAATCTGGAACCGCGAACGAATCAGCAACTCACAAGACGGGATCGTGAAAGAAATCAAAGGCGCGGACACGTTCATCTTTGGTCATACGCCAGCAGTGAAACCACTCAAGTTTGCCAACCAGATGTATATCGATACCGGCGCAGTGTTCTGCGGAAACCTAACATTGATTCAGGTACAGGGAGAAGGCGCGTGGGCATAAGAGAACTAAACCTCACCAAAGAACAGCATGAGTGGCTGAATGGCTGGCTTGAACTGTGGGGCGCATGGGTTTATTCAGGTCGTCTGGAAAAGCGCATGAGCAGCGTAATAGCGAAGTTCATGGAGAGCGTAGAGCCGGGAAGAGTTATGACAAGGCCAATGTGTAATGATGATGATGGAATGTTGATTTCTCAGGTCGTCGATTCCGTCATGTACATTGACAAGAAAGCCTTTGGCATCCTCCTCAGCTACTACGCTCATGGTTCATCTAAGCGAGCAATTGCATCCTACTATCACGCGACTGCAAAGCCACGCAAGATGTGTGGACGTGGTGGCGAGGGATGGAGAAAACCTTCACTGGCAACCTGTAGAAACGAAATTGACGACATCCTGAAAGCGTCGTTATTTGTTTTGTACCAGCCAATGCAAAATGCTTTCAAAATGCGTAAACGTGTTGAGAAAGTTAAGCATGTTGCTGTTAAAAGCCTTGACATGCAATTATCCATTTAGCCATAATTAGAAGGTAAGCTGCCGTTAGTGACTCTTAAGTTGCAACGGTGGCTTTTTTTATTTGGGTCAGTCGTATAAAGGTCATTACGGAAGGCTGTTAACCTTCTTATCGTGGTTCGAGCCCACGCTGTCCCGCCAAACATGCTGGTTTAGCTCCAATGGTAGAGCAGTCGCCTTGTAAGCGAATGGGTAGCGGTTCAAGTCCGTTAACCAGCACCATAACTGAGCCGTAGCCACTGGCTATCCTGAATTCATCAGTGATAGTTACGCTGCGGCCTTCTACACATGATCTTCGTGAAAGCGGGTGGCAAGAGGTTGCGCTAACAACCTCCTGCCGTTTTGCCCGTGCATATCGGTCACGAACAAATCTGATTACTAAACACAGTAGCCTGGATTTGTTCTATCAGTAATCGACCTTATTCCTAATTAAATAGAGCAAATCCCCTTATTGGGGGTAAGACATGAAGATGCCAGAAAAACATGACCTGTTAGCCGCCATTCTCGCGGCAAAGGAACAAGGCATCGGGGCAATCCTTGCGTTTGCAATGGCGTACCTTCGCGGCAGATATAATGGCGGTGCGTTTACAAAAACAGTAATCGACGCAACGATGTGCGCCATTATCGCCTGGTTCATTCGTGACCTTCTCGACTTCGCCGGACTAAGTAGCAATCTCGCTTATATAACGAGCGTGTTTATCGGCTACATCGGTACTGACTCGATTGGTTCGCTTATCAAACGCTTCGCTGCTAAAAAAGCCGGAGTAGAAGATGGTGGAAATCAATAATCAACGTAAGGCGTTCCTCGATATGCTGGCGTGGTCGGAGGGAACTGATAACGGACGTCAGAAAACCAGGAATCATGGTTATGACGTCATTGTTGGCGGAGAGCTATTCACTGATTACTCCGATCACCCTCGCAAACTTGTCACGCTAAACCCCAACCTCAAATCAACAGCCGCCGGACGCTACCAGCTTCTTTCCCGTTGGTGGGATGCCTACCGCAAGCAGCTTGGCCTGAAAGACTTCTCTCCCAAAAGCCAGGACGCTGTGGCACTGCAGCAGATTAAGGAGCGTGGCGCTTTACCGATGATTGATCGCGGTGATATTCGTCAGGCTATCGACCGTTGCAGCAATATCTGGGCTTCACTGCCGGGGGCTGGTTACGGTCAGTTCGAGCATAAGGTTGACAGTTTGATTGCAAAATTCAAAGAAGCGGGCGGAACGGTCAGAGAGATTGAGGTATGAGCAGAGTAACCGCGATTATCTCCGCTCTGGTTATCTGCATCATTGTTTGCCTGTCATGGGCTGTTAATCATTACCGTGATAACGCCATGACCTACAAAGAGCAGCGCGATAAGGCCACATCCACAATCGCTGACATGCAGAAGCGTCAACGTGATGTAGCAGAACTTGACGCCAGATACACAAAGGAGCTTGCTGATGCTAACGCGACTATCGAAAGTCTCCGTGCTGATGTTTCTGCTGGGCGTAAGCGCCTGCAAGTCGCCGCCACCTGTGCAAAGTCAACGACCGGAGCCAGCGGCATGGGCGATGGAGAAAGCCCAGGACTTACAGCAGATGCTGAACTCAATTATTACCGTCTCAGAAGTGGAATCGACAGGATAACCGCGCAGGTTAACTACCTGCAGGAATACATCAGGACGCAATGCCTTCGATGATAGCGATAATTTTACTCATCATCCTTCACATCTGGCTCTGTAGACAGGGTGGTGATCACTTCTGGAGTGAATCCAGATTAAACATCTCATTGCTGATGCTTGAAGTTGAGCATCTGGCGCGCGGTAAGGGGCTGCGTTGAGATAAGAGCCAGTTCATTACAAAGCCTATCTACGGGTGGGCTTGATAATGAAACCGGAATTTATTCTGGGCAACCAGTTACGGCAGTACCGCGAAACAACCCAAGCCAGTAAGTGGGGAAATAACACTGGCAGCCACTGAAAGATGAATCTCCAGCCTTATGGCAAAAAAGATTCTTTGTGGTGGCGGACTGATGGAAAGACATCCTAATCAAGCAACCACTCCACAGGGTCATAATTATGAACGACCAGCAAATCGAAAAAGAAATCGTTGAGAAAGGCAAAACGGCACCGCGAATCACCCCGCAGCACATCGAAGACGTGATTAAAAGCGAGCATTACTTTACTGCTTATGATGGACGAAATGGTGCCATTTCCAGCAACGAATATTGTGGCAGGGAAAAACCAGAAGAAGGCGATCGTGATTTATCACCATTGAAGTTGCTCACTTTCTGCGTACTGGTGCTGAAGAATGGCTTCACCGTCACCGGAGAGAGTGCCTGTGCAAGCCCGGAAAACTTTGATGCAGAAATTGGTCGGAAGATTGCCCGGCAAAATGCTGTAAACAAAATCTGGATGCTCGAAGGTTACTTGCTGAAGCAGAAGCTAAGCGAACAGTAGTTATTACAAAAGCCATTCCCTACAGAGTGGCTTTGACAATGGCTTATACCCTACACGGGATAACTTAACTGATATCCCTTTTAACGGATAAACGGAGCCAACAATGGCAGAGATTATTCCCATGACTGAAGAACAGAAATTCCAGTTAGAGATTTATAAACTGGTCATGAACCAGAACGCAGCCGCAGAGGAAGCATTTCAGTTCATTGGCACTGACGAGCTGAAGCTTGAGCTATTCAAAATTCACTTCCAGTCAGGCGGCGCTAATTCAGATATCACGACCCGCACAATCGAAGCGGTGCGTAAATCGAAGGAAGCGTTAGACCTGTTCACTACCGGAGCGTAAACATGGCAACTCAAGGTTTCGACAACCCATCCAAATTCCGCGATGAATGGGATAAGCAAGCAGAAGGGAAATAATCAATATGGCGACTGAGAAAAAGAAAGGTGGTCGCCCCTCTGATTATATGCCGGAGGTGGCTAATGACATTTGCGCATTGCTTTCCTCCGGTGAGAGTCTGCGCAAAGTTTGCGAACGCCCAGGAATGCCGAGCAAAACATCAGTTTTTCGCTGGCTGGCTGAACATCAGGAGTTTCGTGACCAGTACGCGAAGGCAACAGAGACTCGGGCCGACTCTATTTTCGAAGAGATATTCGAAATTGCTGACGACGTAATCCCTGATGCCGCCGAGGTGGCAAAGGCAAGACTTCGCGTTGATACCCGCAAATGGGCGCTGGCCAGAATGAATCCCCGTAAGTATGGCGACAAGGTAACTAATGAGCTTGTCGGCAAAGACGGCGGCGCAATCCAGATTGAAACATCACCGATGAGCACTCTATTCGGAAAATGACCTCGATTAATCCTATCTTTGAACCGTTCATTGAGGCGCATCGCTACAAAGTCGCCAAAGGCGGTCGAGGTAGCGGTAAATCATGGGCAATTGCGAGACTGCTTGTTGAAGCGGCGCGTCGGCAGCCTGTGCGTATTCTCTGCGCTCGTGAACTGCAAAACAGTATCAGCGATTCAGTAATCCGGTTGCTTGAAGACACCATAGAGCGGGAGGGGTATTCGGCTGAGTTTGAAATTCAGCGTTCAATGATTCGTCATCTCGGAACGAATGCTGAATTCATGTTCTACGGCATCAAAAACAACCCGACGAAGATTAAATCGCTAGAAGGTATTGATATCTGCTGGGTGGAGGAAGCGGAAGCGGTAACGAAGGAATCATGGGATATCCTGATACCAACCATCCGTAAGCCGTTTTCCGAAATATGGGTGAGCTTTAACCCGAAGAACATACTCGACGATACCTATCAGCGATTCGTTGTAAACCCTCCTGATGATATTTGTCTGCTGACGGTGAACTACACCGATAACCCGCACTTTCCTGAAGTTCTCCGTCTGGAGATGGAAGAGTGCAAACGCAGAAATCCGACACTGTATCGTCACATCTGGCTTGGTGAGCCGGTAAGCGCAAGTGATATGGCAATCATCAAACGTGAATGGCTTGAAGCTGCTACTGATGCGCACAAGAAACTCGGATGGAAAGCGAAAGGCGCTGTTGTCTCTGCGCATGACCCGTCAGATACAGGGCCAGATGCTAAAGGTTATGCATCGCGTCACGGTTCGGTAGTTAAGCGCATTGCCGAAGGTCTGCTGATGGACATCAACGAGGGTGCTGACTGGGCTACTTCGCTGGCGATTGAAGACGGCTCTGACCACTACCTGTGGGATGGTGATGGTGTTGGTGCCGGGCTACGCAGACAGACAACGGAAGCGTTCTCCGGCAAGAAAATCACCGCTACGATGTTCAAGGGCAGCGAATCGCCATTTGATGAAGATGCACCATATCAGGCGGGAGCATGGGCTGATGAAGTCGTGCAGGGCGACAACGTTCGCACTATTGGCGATGTATTCCGCAATAAGCGAGCGCAATTCTATTACGCGCTAGCTGACAGGCTGTATCTGACATATCGGGCGGTTGTCCACGGTGAGTATGCAGACCCCGACGACATGCTGAGTTTCGACAAAGAAGCGATAGGCGAGAAGATGCTGGAGAAGCTGTTTGCAGAACTGACGCAGATTCAGCGCAAATTCAATAATAACGGGAAGCTGGAGCTTATGACTAAGGTCGAAATGAAACAGAAGCTCGGTATTCCATCTCCTAACCTGGCTGATGCGCTGATGATGTGTATGCATTGCCCGGCATTGGTCCGCGAAGAAACAGAAATATACGTTCCCTCATCCTCCGGTTGGTAAACATGGCAGAGACATTAGAGAAAAAACATGAGCGGATCATGCTCAGGTTTGACCGCGCCTATTCTCCACAGAAGGAAGTGCGCGAAAAGTGCATTGAAGCTACGAGGTTTGCTCGTGTCCCCGGAGGTCAATGGGAAGGAGCAACGGCGGCTGGAACTAAGCTTGATGAGCAGTTCGAGAAGTATCCTAAGTTTGAAATCAATAAGGTAGCAACTGAACTTAACCGCATCATTGCAGAATACCGCAATAACAGAATCACCGTTAAGTTTCGTCCTGGTGACAGAGAGGCAAGCGAAGAGTTAGCCAATAAATTAAATGGTCTGTTCCGTGCTGACTACGAAGAAACTGATGGCGGTGAGGCTTGCGATAATGCATTTGACGACGCTGCTACTGGTGGTTTCGGTTGCTTCCGTTTGACGTCGATGCTGGTCAATGAATACGACCCCATGGACGATCGTCAGCGTATTGCTATTGAACCAATATACGACCCGTCGCGCTCTGTGTGGTTTGACCCTGACGCTAAGAAGTACGACAAATCTGACGCGTTGTGGGCGTTCTGCATGTATTCGTTGTCACCTGAAAAATATGAGGCTGAATACGGAAAGAAACCTCCTGCTTCTCTGGACGTAACGTCTATGACCAGTTGGGAATATGACTGGTTTGATGAAGATGTTATTTACATAGCGAAGTATTACGAAGTTCGTAAAGAGTCTGTTGACGTCATCAGTTATCGACATCCAATCACTGGAGAGGTTGCAACATACGACAGTGATCAGGTTGAAGATATTGAAGATGAACTGGCAATAGCTGGATTTCAGGAAGTGGCAAGGCGCTCAGTGAAGCGCCGTCGTGTGTATGTATCCGTAGTGGATGGTGATGGTTTCCTTGAGAAACCTCGACGTATTCCTGGTGAGCATATCCCCCTCATCCCGGTTTATGGAAAACGCTGGTTCATTGATGACATTGAGCGTGTAGAAGGGCACATTGCAAAAGCAATGGATCCACAGCGTTTGTACAACCTTCAGGTTTCAATGCTGGCTGATACTGCAGCGCAAGACCCCGGTCAGATCCCTATAGTTGGCATGGAGCAAATACGTGGACTTGAGAAGCACTGGGAGGCTCGCAACAAGAAACGACCAGCGTTCTTGCCGTTGCGCGAAGTGAGAGATAAATCTGGCAACATCATCGCTGGAGCTACCCCGGCAGGATATACACAGCCTGCGGTTATGAATCAGGCATTGGCTGCATTACTACAGCAAACCAGTGCAGATATTCAGGAGGTTACAGGCGGCAGTCAGGCCATGCAGCAGATGCCAAGTAATATTGCTCAGGAAACGGTTAACAACTTGATGAACAGAGCAGATATGGCTTCGTTTATCTATCTGGACAATATGGCGAAAAGTCTTAAACGCGCTGGTGAAGTATGGCTGTCAATGGCTCGTGAAGTGTACGGTTCAGAGCGTGAAGTGCGCATCGTTAACGAAGATGGAAGTGATGATATCGCTGTCTTGAGCGCACAGGTTGTTGACAGGCAAACAGGGGCAGTTGTTGCGTTAAATGACCTTTCTGTCGGTCGATATGATGTGACGGTTGATGTTGGACCAAGCTACACAGCACGACGTGATGCAACGGTTTCTGTACTGACAAATGTCCTTAGCTCTATGCTTCCAACAGACCCAATGCGCCCGGCAATTCAGGGTATTATTCTGGACAATATCGATGGCGAAGGCCTTGATGACTTCAAAGAGTACAACCGAAACCAACTGCTGATATCTGGCATTGCAAAACCACGCAATGAGAAAGAGCAGCAGATTGTTCAACAGGCGCAAATGGCAGCACAAAGCCAGCCAAATCCTGAAATGGTTCTCGCTCAGGCGCAAATGGTAGCAGCGCAGGCAGAAGCGCAAAAAGCAACTAACGAAACCGCTCAAACTCAAATCAAAGCATTTACTGCCCAGCAGGATGCGATGGAGAGTCAGGCAAACACTGTCTATAAACTGGCTCAAGCCAGAAACATCGATGACAAAGCAGTGATGGAGGCAATACGCCTTCTGAAAGATGTCGCCGAGTCACAACAACAGCAATTCCAGTCACCACCACAGTCACCGGCAGACTTAATGCCGAGTTAACCAGGAGTAATCAATGGAAAACGAACTGATCATCGACGGTCAGGTTATTGACCTGTCTGAAACACAGGAAAATGCAGAAGAAACCATCATCCAAACAGAGTCACAGCCTGAGAATGAAAGCCAGGATGACAACGGAAAAGAGATGGCAACTGATCCTGAAAAAACCGAAGAGACACCAGAAGATTACGCCTTGCGTATTGGTGATGAAGAAATTCAGCTTAACGCTGACGATGATGATCACATTGACGGGCAACCTGCACCGCAATGGGTGAAAGATCTTCGCAAAGGCTTCAAAGAAACACAGAAAGAAAACCGTGAGTTGCGCCGCCAGCTTGAGGAAGCATTAGCCAAGCCAGCGGAACATCAGCAACCACAACCAGACGCTATTCCACCAAAACCGACTCTTGAGTCGTGTGATTATGACGAACAGGCGTTTGAACAGGCATTGACTGATTGGCATGAGAAAAAAGGCCGTGTCGAACAGCAGCAGCAACAAAAACTACGTCAGCAACAGGAATACCAGCAGCGTTTCCAGCAAAGGGTAGAAGCGCATAAACAACGGGCAGCCAAACTTCCTGTGAAAGATTATCAGGAAATGGAAGCCATTGTTCTTAGTGAGCTACCACCAATTCAGCAGGAAATCATCATTCACTGTGCAGACGAAGGCTCTGAACTACTCGCCTATGGCTTAGGTAAGAGCCAGCAATTACGCCAGCGTGTAGCCGCTGAGACAGATCCAATTCGCGCAGCATTCCTCTTGGGGCAGATTAGCAAACAGGTAAGTCTTGCTCCAAAACCAAAGAAAGCCATCAAGCCAGAGCCGGAAGTACGTGGTGGCGGTGCTGATGCGAAACAAGACGAATTCAACAAATTATGCCCCGGCGCAAAAATCGAATAAGGAAAAGATAAATGCCTAACAATCTCGACAGTAACGTCAGTCAAATCGTTCTGAAAAAATTCCTTCCGGGTTTTATGTCAGATTTAGTTCTGGCGAAAACCGTAGACCGTCAGTTGCTGGCAGGTGAAATCAACTCCAGCACTGGCGATAGCGTTAGCTTTAAACGTCCGCATCAATTCTCATCCCTCCGTACTCCCACTGGTGATATTTCAGGGCAAAATAAAAACAACCTGATCTCAGGTAAAGCCACGGGGCGTGTAGGTAACTACATCACTGTTGCTGTTGAATATCAGCAACTGGAGGAAGCGATCAAGCTTAACCAGCTGGAAGAAATTCTCGCGCCGGTTCGCCAGCGAATCGTTACCGACCTTGAAACAGAGCTTGCTCACTTCATGATGAATAACGGTGCGTTGTCACTTGGTAGCCCCAATACTCCAATCACCAAATGGTCTGATGTTGCGCAGACGGCATCTTTCCTGAAAGACCTCGGCGTTAATGAAGGTGAAAACTATGCTGTAATGGATCCATGGTCTGCACAGCGACTTGCTGATGCGCAGACTGGTTTGCATGCTTCAGATCAATTGGTTCGTACTGCATGGGAGAACGCACAGATCCCAACCAATTTTGGCGGCATTCGCGCACTGATGTCTAATGGGCTTGCCTCTCGTACGCAGGGGGCATTTGGCGGAACACTGACAGTCAAAACACAGCCAACTGTTACCTATAACGCAGTTAAAGACTCATACCAGTTCACTGTAACATTGACCGGAGCGACAGCCAGCGTTACAGGTTTTCTGAAAGCTGGTGATCAGGTCAAATTCACCAATACCTACTGGCTGCAACAGCAGACCAAACAGGCGTTGTATAACGGAGCCACACCAATTAGCTTCACTGCAACGGTTACTGCTGATGCTAATTCAGACAGCAGTGGCGATGTGACGGTTACGCTTTCTGGTGTTCCGATTTATGACACTACAAACCCGCAGTACAACTCTGTAAGTCGTCAGGTAGAGGCAGGCGATGCCGTATCTGTAGTAGGCACTGCTAGCCAGACAATGAAGCCAAACCTGTTCTATAACAAGTTCTTCTGTGGACTTGGCTCTATCCCACTGCCGAAACTGCACAGTATTGATTCTGCTGTTGCAACATATGAAGGTTTCTCCATCCGCGTACATAAATACGCAGATGGCGATGCCAACGTGCAAAAAATGCGCTTTGACTTACTGCCTGCATATGTGTGCTTTAACCCTCACATGGGCGGTCAGTTCTTCGGTAATCCGTAATAACAAGGGGCTTACGCCCCTTTTATGTTTTAAGGAAACAATATGGATCGCATGAGTGTATTCCTTGCCGCAGATAACGAATCCGGGCATGTACAGGCCGTTATCGCAGAAAAAGACCTCCAGTTTTTCGAAAAGTTGGGCTTTGTTGTCTCAGTTGATGAATTGAAACCGACCAGTAAGCGAGGTCGTAAGGCGGCAGACAATGGCAACAGTACTGACAAAGGGTGAGATCGTCCTTTTTGCGCTTCGTAAGTTTGCTATTGCTTCTAATGCATCGCTGACTGATGTTGAGCCGCAATCAATTGAAGATGGTGTAAATGATCTGGAAGATATGATGTCCGAGTGGATGATTAACCCCGGCGACATTGGTTACGCTTTCGCAACTGGAGATGAGCAGCCATTACCAGATGATGAGTCAGGTCTTCCAAGAAAATACAAACACGCAGTAGGCTATCAGTTATTGCTGAGAATGCTATCTGATTACAGCCTTGAGCCAACTCCGCAAGTTCTCAGTAACGCCCAACGCTCATATGATGCCTTGATGACCGACACTCTGGTTGTTCCTTCAATGCGACGACGTGGAGATTTTCCTGTAGGGCAGGGTAATAAATATGACGTGTTCACATCTGACCGATATTATCCAGGCGATCTCCCTCTGATTGATGGCGATATCCCAAACGCATAGGTGAATAAATGCCTATTCAGCAACTTCCGCTTATGAAAGGTGTCGGCAAAGACTTTAGAAACGCCGACTATATCGACTATCTGCCAGTGAATATGTTGGCTACACCCAAAGAAATCCTCAACAGCAGCGGATATCTTCGCTCATTCCCGGGCATTGCCAAACGCTCTGATGTGAACGGTGTATCTCGCGGCGTCGAGTACAACATGGCGCAGAATGCTGTTTATCGCGTGTGTGGCGGCAAACTCTACAAAGGCGAAAGCGAAGTCGGCGATGTTGCCGGAAGTGGTCGCGTATCAATGGCGCATGGGCGGACATCACAGGCGGTAGGCGTTAATGGTCAACTGGTCGAATATCGCTATGATGGCACGGTTAAAACCGTCTCAAACTGGCCTACAGACAGCGGATTCACGCAGTATGAGTTAGGTTCTGTTCGTGACATTACTCGTTTGCGTGGGCGTTATGCGTGGTCAAAAGACGGTACTGATTCATGGTTTATCACTGACCTTGAAGATGAATCGCACCCTGACCGCTACAGCGCACAATATCGTGCCGAGTCGCAGCCGGACGGCATCATCGGTATCGGCACATGGCGAGACTTCATCGTCTGCTTTGGTTCATCGACGATTGAATATTTCTCCCTGACTGGTGCAACCACCGTTGGTGCTGCTTTGTATGTCGCACAGCCATCGCTGATGGTGCAGAAAGGTATTGCCGGAACTTACTGCAAAACGCCGTTTGCTGATTCCTATGCGTTTATCAGCAATCCGGCAACAGGTGCGCCGTCTGTATACATCATCGGCTCCGGTCAGGTATCACCAATCGCCAGCGCGAGCATTGAGAAAATACTACGCTCCTACACGGCTGATGAACTGGCTGATGGCGTGATGGAATCGTTGCGGTTTGATGCTCATGAGTTGCTGATTATTCACCTGCCGCGCCATGTTCTTGTTTACGACGCATCTTCAAGCGCCAATGGTCCGCAATGGTGTGTGCTGAAAACAGGCTTGTATGACGATGTGTACCGCGCTATCGACTTCATTTACGAAGGCAATCAGATAACGTGCGGCGATAAGCTGGAGTCCGTGACCGGGAAATTGCAATTCGACATCAGCAGCCAGTACGACAAGCAACAGGAACACCTGCTGTTTACTCCGTTGTTCAAAGCGGATAACGCCAGAGTTTTCGACTTTGAGGTTGAATCTTCAACTGGCGTAGCTCAGTACGCCGACCGCCTGTTCCTCTCTGCAACCACTGACGGCATCAATTACGGGCGTGAGCAGATGATTGAGCAGAATGAACCGTTCGTTTACGACAAGCGTGTTTTGTGGAAGCGAGTCGGGCGCATCAGGAAAAATGTCGGCTTCAAATTGCGCGTTATCACGAAGTCACCTGTCACTCTGTCTGGCTGCCAGATAAGGATCGAGTAATGGCTGATTCGAATCTCAACACACCGGTTATTGTTCAGGCGACGCGGCTCGATACATCAATCCTTCCACGCAATATCTTCAGCCAGTCTTACCTGCTGTATGTCATTAATCAGGGGGCTGATGTCGGCGCAATTGCCGGGAAGGCAAATCAGGCTGGTCAGGGCGCTTACGATGCCCAGGTAAAAAACGATGAACAGGACGTCGAACTGGCTGACCACGATGCAAGAATCACCGCAAACACAAAAGCGATAAATCTCCTTGAGGTCAGGTTAACAACTGCCGAAGGGAAGATAGTCGTACTGCGTAGCGATGTTGATTACTTGCTGGATGAGGTTATCGATATTCAGGGGCATCTGGTCACTGTTGACCAAAGACTGGATGGCGTAGAAAGCGATGTATCTGACATTAAGAGTGATTACGTATCGAAAACCGTAACCGAATCGCAGTCTCTTGCATCACCGCTGGATGTAAAAACATCATATTCAGTTGATGGAATTCAGGTTGTTGGAGCAAGAAATACCGGATGGACTGCAGCCACAGGTACGCCACTTCTTGGCTCATTCAACTCTAACCAGTCATACACGGTCGGCACTACGTACACACAATCCGAAGTCGCGGCTCTCGCTACAGGTTTGCAGCAGGCGCGGCAGCGTATTCTGGCGCTTGAAACGGCACTTAGATTACATGGGCTGATTGACTGATGATTACATTCAAACCAACGCGAAACATCGACCTGATCGAAGCTGTCGGAAATCACCCTGACATTATTGCCGGGAGCAACAACGGTGATGGATACGACTACAAGCCTGAATGCCGTTACTTTGAGGTGAACGTGCACGGGCAGTTCGGCGGCATTGTTTACTATCAGGAGATTCAGCCGCTGACATTCGATTGCCACGCCATGTACCTGCCAGAGGTTCGCGGCTTCAGCAAGGAAATCGGGCTGGCGTTCTGGCGATACATTCTGACTAACACCACCTTTCAGTGCGTAACATCGTTCGCTGCACGCAAATTCCGCCACGGTCAGATGTACTGCGCAATGATTGGCCTTAAGCGTGTAGGAACCATCAAGAAATACTTCAAAGGCGTGGATGACGTGACATTTTACAGTGCTACACGCGAAGAACTAATCGAATTCCTGAATCACGGGAGATAGCCATGTTATATGCATTTAAGCTGGGCAGAAAACTGCGCGGCGAGGAACCTTATTGCCCTGAAAAAGGCGGGAAAGGTGGCAGTTCTGATAAAAGCGCAAAGTATGCAGCAGAAGCTCAGAAGTATGCCGCAGACCTGCAAAATCAGCAGTGGCAGACGATCATGAAAAACCTTGCTCCGTTCACGCCTCTTGCGGAGCAGTATGTTAACCAGCTTCAGAACCTTTCCAGTTTAGAAGGTCAGGGGCAGGCACTTAATCAGTATTACAACTCTCAGCAGTATAAAGACCTTGCAGGTCAGGCTCGTTACCAGAGTCTTGCTGCTGCGGAGGCTACGGGAGGACTTGGTTCGACAGCCACAAGCAATCAACTGGCTACGATCGCGCCGACTCTCGGTCAGTCTTGGTTATCAAACCAGATGAGCAATTACAACAATCTGGCAAACGTTGGGCTTGGTGCTCTGCAAGGTCAGGCAAACGCTGGGCAGACATATGCCAACAACATGAGCAGCATTGCACAGCAAAGCGCAGCTCTTGCCGCTGCTAATGCCAACAAACCATCAGGCCTTCAGACAGCAATTAGCGGCGGAGCTTCAGGGGCTATGACTGGCGCTGCTCTTGGCTCTATTGTTCCAGGACTTGGCACTGGATTAGGTGCGGCAATTGGCGGCGGACTTGGCCTGCTTGGATCGTTGTTTTAAGGGGTAATCATGGCTACTTGGCAAGGAACAAATGGCGGATTGTTGGCTGGTATCGGTGGTGTCAACTCAAACGCTCCGAGCGTAAATGACATCGGCAACACGCTTCAGCTTATCAGGCAGAACAATGATATTGAGCGTTCAGGCGCTAACAATGTTGGGCTGACAGCTTTGCAAGGTCTTTCTGGTATTGCGGGTGTTTTTCAGCAGGAAAAGCAGGCTCAGCGGCAGAAAGAATTTCAGCAGGCATACGCTAATGCTTATGCGTCTGGTGATCGCGGTGCTTTGCGTCAGTTGGCTACTCAATATCCAGACCAGATTGAATCTGTTCGTAAAGGCATGGGATTCATTGATGAAGACCAGCGCAATTCTATCGGCACCTTAGCGGCTGGCGCACGCCTTGCGTCATCGTCTCCAGAAGCAATGCAATCATGGCTGCAAAACAACGCCAAGGAACTGACTCGCGTCGGTGTTGACCCTAACAGCGTTGCTCAGATGTATCAGCAGAATCCTTCAGGATTTGGTGAGTTTGTTGATCACCTTGGGATGGCTGCGCTTGGTCCGATTGATTACTTCAATGTTCAGGACAAGATGGCTGGTCGTGAAATTGACCGAGGCAGGCTGGCAGAGACAATCCGCAGCAATCAGGCTGGAGAAGCACTAACAGCGCGTGGTCAGAACATCACGATGCGCGGTCAGGATTTATCTGCTTCTACTGCACGACGCGGTCAGGATTTGGCAATGCAGCGATCGTCAACAAGAGGAACTGCTGGGAATGATGAGCGTACAGTTCAGTTATCAGATGGCAGAACTGTAACGGTAGGCGGGAAGCTTCACGGCGCTGGGGCTAATGCGTTCTACGAAGGCATCGACAACGAGGGGAATATGGTTCGCGTTCCTGCCAGTTCAATCGCTGCGCCGGCAACATCGTCTGCATCAGCACAAAACTATGCCATGAAGAAGGATATCGACGCGATCGCAAATGCAGACGCTTCTGCTCTCGATTTCATGACAGGAATGACAGGCGGTGCAGGTAATCCAGCAATTGGTGCTGATGTTCGCAGCCGATTAACGGGAAAAGAGCAGCGCCAGTTATATAACTCAGCACAACGTATTCAGGGCAGAATGCAGAATCAGGGTGTGGCGGCAGCAAGGGACATGGGTGCCAGTGGTATTAACACCGTTGCAGAAGCGAAGATGTATTTTCAGGGGATGCCGCAGGTTGACTATTCAAGCCCGGAGGCTATGCAGCAGTCGATTCGTGAGATTCAGGAATACACCAACAATTACAACCAACAATATAACGTTAATGTTGGTAAATCTCAGCGGCAGCAATCTCAACCTGCGCAGGTATCACAGCCAGCAGCCAGCAGTAACTTTTCTTCACTATGGGGTGATTAATGGCTAAAGCATGGAAAGATGTTATCGCCTCTCCACAGTATCAGGCGTTAGCACCAGAACAAAAAGCGCAGGCTCAGGAGCAATACTTCAATGAAGTCGTGGCCCCGCAAGCCGGAGAAAATGCAGAGCAGGCTAAGCAAGCTTTCTATGCTGCCTATCCATTGCCATTTGTGCAGTCAGTGGAGACACAGCAACCAGTAGCACAGCAACAACCACAGCAAAGTGGATTTATGTCTGATCTTGGCGAAGCAGTAAAAGAGACTGGTCGCGGAATGGTGCAGGCTGGCGTGAACGTGGCAAACATACCTGCATCAGTTGCCGATGCTGTAACAAGCGCGGCGGCTTGGGCTGGCGGTAAACTCGGTATTGGCGATGGTACATATCAACCAGCACCACGAGTAACAACGCAGGGATTAGAGCAGGACTTTGGCCTTCAGCAAGGTGCGCTGACTCCACAAACGACAGAGGGAAAGGTATTTGCTGAAGCATTGCCTTACCTCACTCCTGCTGGCGTTGAGAGAGCGGCGGTACAGGCACCAACACTTGCTGGTCGAATTGCTCAGGGGGCAACTCGCCTTCTAGCAGAAAACGCAGTTGGATCACTTGCTGCAAATAGTGCGAAAGATGATGCGGAAGCACTCGCCACCGATTTAGGCGTTGGTGTACTTGCTGGCGCTGCTATTAACGCTGCCGGGCGTGGATTAGGTGCTGCTTATCGTGGCGTTCGTGGTGCTATTGCGCCAGAAGCGCAGCAGGCTATCAGATTTGCAGAGCGTGAAGGAGTTCCTCTGCACACCACAGACCTGTTACAACCCACTTCCCGCGTCGGAAAAATGGCGCAGACTACAGCAGAAAATATCCCTCTGGCTGGCACAAGCGGAATGAGAGCAACGCAACAGGAAGCGAGAAGCCAGTTGGTGCAGAGATTTGCCGATAAATTCGGTGAGTATGATCCAGCGGTTGTTATTGACAGCCTTAAAGCGAAAACATCAGGAATTCGTCGTGCCGCCGGTAATCGACTGGAGCAGGTTCAGAATGCTATGGCTGGAGTAAACATTCAGCCTGCGCGAGCAATTCAGCAGATTGATACAGAAATATCTAATCTGCAGAAGCTTGGTAAGGTAGCTGATAACGAGACAATTTCAAAACTTCAGTCATATCGTGATGAGCTTGTTCGCAATGCTGGTCCTGATGGTCCGGTAAATCTGGATTTGAAGCAATTAAGCGACCTGCGCAGCCAGTTCAGAATGGACGTGAAAGGTGAGCGACCAGTGTTACCAAACCGTTCCGATGCTGCCATTCAGCGCGTTTACAAGGCAATGACCGACGATATCAATGGTGCCATTGGTCAGAATCTTGGCAACGATACTCTCCGTAAATATCAGCAGGCCAATGCCGTCTACGCTGACGAAGCGGCGAAACTAAAGAATACCAGGCTGAAGAATGTTCTCATGAAAGGCGACCTGACGCCGGAAGTTGTCAACAACATGCTATTCAGCAAGAACAAATCGGAAATTAAGACTCTGTATAACTCAGTTGGTCGTGTTGGCAGGACGCAAATGCGCAATGGCATCATTGGAAAGGCGATGGAGAAATCTGGCGGATCCCCTGACCAGTTCCTTCGGCAGCTTAACATCCTGCAAAACCAGACTGGCATCACATTTAAGGGGCAGGACGCTGCTTATCTGAAAGGATTAAAAAACTACCTGCAATCCACGCAGCAGGCTGCAAAAGCGGCAGTAACAACACCCACAGGGCAGCAAACTATCCCGTTCATAATTGGGTATGGGACGGCAATGAACCCGGCTACAACTGGCGCAGCAGTAAGCTACGGACTTCTTACTCGCGCCTATGAGAGCGAGCCATTCAGAAATGCAATGCTCCGAATGGCAAACACCCCACGCGGATCAACAGCGTTTGAGAAAGCCATGCAGCAGGCGCAAAAGGCCATTAACGCCCTTACTCAGGGGGCTAAGTCTGATGCGTTGTCAGAATAGCTTTTCAAACACCAGGAACGTGCAAAAACCAAATATGTAGAACGCGAGGTTTATCGTATCCCTCTGCATAGGCGATACCTTTGCTGATTGTTATCTGATGTTACTGCTACTGTTGCATGTGACTGTATTTCCAAACCCTGAATTGCAGTTTGTGTAAGTGTCAACGCGTGTTGGGTAAGGTTGAGTTATAACAGGCTGGCGCGCTTTTTGCTCGATAGCTTGCATTGTGTTTACAGCCTGATAATTCAATAAAGCCTGCTGGAATGCTTGGCTTTGTGCTATTTGTTGGGCTTGTTCTTGGCTTTGTAATTGAACATAAAGATTCTGAAGCTCAAGTCTTGCCTGCGCGTCACTTATCTTGCCATCATCGACACCTTGCCCGAGCATCTTCGCAGCAAGGACATACAACTTAGGTGTTGGTGCTGATGCCATGCGTGAGTCGCTCTTCACGCTAGCATCAAGGCAATTAGCCATATCGCTAAGCTTTGGATAGCGTTGTTCGCAACTTGCCTGATAGTCGCTAACCTTTGCACACCCTGCCAGCAGAAGCGGGATAATTAACAGTGATTTTTTCATATGATTAACTCTCCTTATCTTTGCCATCATGGCACTGTTGGGTGTAAATGAGTTATTAACTCAATCGACAATATCTTCACGAAAATACTTTTTATTATTAAGATCTTTCTGATTCTAACAAAACGGAAAGTAATATGAAGAGGATTATCGGCGTCGTTGCTGGCGCTATATTGTTATCTGGGTGCGCAACTATTGTTGGTGACGAAACACAGCTTGTGCAAGTGAACAGCAATCCTTCCGGTGCGAGCTTTAAGGTAAAAGACGAATCCGGCGTGATTGTTGCGCAAGGTAAGACTCCGCAAGGAGTAACTCTTGCCAAGTCAGATGGTAGTTATTTTGGCAAAAAGAGCTACCAGATCACTATGGAAAAGGATGGGTACGAACCAGTTACCCTGCCAATCAAAGCCAATGCTAATGGTTGGTATATTGGTGGAAACCTTGTGTTTGGTGGGTTAATTGGTTGGCTTGCTGTAGATCCTTTTAATGGTGGGATGTATACCTTGAAGCCAAAAGAGGCAAACGCATCTCTTATACCATCAACAAAGCAAGACTAATAAATAGGACCCACCTTCAGGTGGGTTTTTTGTACAAATCCTTCAGCGTATCAAACACCATCTTCTTAACAAGTTCAGACTGCTCATCAGCGATGCGTTCCGCATCGTCTCGATAGCCTGAAATTTTGGATGGCTTTGATACAGCATCAGTCACTATCTGAACTAATTCTGAATTAAGAGAGCGGCCATTGGATTTGGCTCGCTGTTTTAGTTTTTCCTTTAATTCGTAAGGTAGCCGCAGATTAAATTGCGGGTCATCTCTTCCCATTCTTGATGCCTCGCTTTTGTGAGTGGATCGGCATCTTATTATCTGCTGGTTGCATCCTCAATAAGACCACAGTGGTCTCTTTGTTTGATTAATAATGCATCACTGTGGCAATGCTGCGGCGATTCCTTGTACCTGGAGCAAATTAAATGACAGACATTACAGCCAATGTTGTAGTGAGTATGCCTTCGCAACTCTTCACTATGGCGCGTTCTTTTAAAGCCGTAGCCAATGGCAAAATTTATATCGGTAAAATTGACACTGACCCGGTAAATCCTGAAAACCAGATTCAGGTTTATGTAGAGAACGAAGACGGCTCTCACGTTCCTGTTTCGCAACCAATCATCATTAACGCTGCTGGTTATCCTGTATATAACGGACAGATTGCCAAATTCGTAACTGAGCAAGGCCATTCTATGGCTGTTTATGATGCGTATGGTGCACAGCAGTTCAATTTTCCGAATGTGCTGAAGTATGACCCGGATCAGTTAAGACAAGAGTTAGCAACAGAGGGTAATGAAATACTTGTTGACGACTCCCGTATTGCAGTTAAAAGTGTTCATGTAAATTCAAAACTTAGAACACAGCACAATAAAAACGCAGAAATAATCACGCCAAATGATTTTATATCAAATTATGACATGATATCTGCAGCTATTAACTCTGGAGAGAGTGCCGCAGTATTTAATTCCAGGTATGCATTCACAATAACAGTTGGGGAATATGGTAATTTTAAATCTATTAGTGATGCTCTAAACTCGGCTGTTGCACTGCGTCCACTATGGAAAAATGGCATTGACTTTTGCATAATTAAAATTCTTTCCGGTTTTGTGCTCAATGAGCAAATAGAAATTTCAGCAGGATGTGACTTATCATGGATTAAAATAATATCAGAAGACTCAGTGGTTTTCTCTGATACCAGTTTGTTTACTAAAACTGTTAGGACGTATTACGAATACAAATATTTATTTTACATTTGCGATGCAGCAAAAAGTCCTGTATTTGCTATTCAGATTGAAGAAAATAGAGATGATAGCGATGTTTGTGCATTTATTGTAACTCAAAAAGCTGAACTTAATTTCTATCCGTATTCAGGTGCTCGAAAGTTCTACGTTGGAATTCATGGTAGCTTTGGTGCAAAAATTAGTGCATATCATACCGGATGTGCTCCTGATGAGGAAAGTGTTGCTGCATATATGCCAGAAGGGTATTACGTATGTGATTTTTCTTATAGCAGATACTCTTCCCTGCAACTGGTAAATAATGTCAAGGCATCAATGCCTGTAAGCAAGTTTGAACGGTGCACAGAGAGTACGGTTGCGTCAGTTAATTGTATTTATAATGTTAAAGCAGATTTTCAGGGGTCAAGTGCAAGCTATTGTTATATAGGATGGAATGTAAGAGATGGTTCAAATGTTAATATACGCGACCATAAAACTATACATTGCTCATATCGTGGATTAACCTGCATTCATACAGCATATGTTGATGCAAGACGACATGACGTTGAAGAAAGTGATGCAGAAACAAGTGGTAAAGTCCTTGAACCAAATATTGAAAAAGGTTTTTATGGATGTGCACTTGGTGTGCGTATTGATGGTGCGAGTTGTGTTGATATTGCTGGTAATGATATGCGCAATTGTGGAACAGCCGTTAATGCAGACACTGGTGCTGTTATTTCAGGAAAGGCTGTAGATATCTCAGGGGCTGAGTTGGGATTTGATTGCCATGCAGGAGCATCTGTTAATTTTCCAAGGCTATGGGGTACAGATATAAAAAAATTAATGCACCTCCAAGATGGTGTAAGGTTTAACTCTAATATTTGTCATGTATTTGGTGCAAATCCCACAAAAGATATTAGATGGATTGATGTAGAGAGATCTGAAGCTTCTTTTATGAATGCAACGCTGGATGCAGATTCAGGATTTATTGCTGACTGTGGTAGTAGGATAACCATTGAAGGAAGTAAAGTTAAAAACCAAACAATAAGAAGTTTTTTTGGATCACATGTGGCTATAAATAATACTGTTGCTGACAGAACTTATTCAGATATAGCCGATGTTCCGCAGTTGACTATTAGTGGAGGATCTTTTATTTCTGCTACAGGATATTCTAATTCTGACTCCAGCCCTCTTAGGTTGAGCACAACACGAAATACACTTGGAGTTGGAGGAGCCATATTTTCAACCAATGGGGAAGTTTCATGATTAAGAGCATTGATGTCACTCCATTTCTTCACTCGCTTTGCGCTTTTGCGGCTCAGGTACTGGTTGGTATTTTTACCGGAAACTGGGCTTACGGTGCGATAGCCGGTTGTACGTTCTTCATTGCGCGTGAACACACCCAGGCAGAATATCGCTGGATAGAAAAGTTTGGGAAAGGGAAACGTGTCAACATGCCGTGGTGGGGAGGTTTTGATCCACGCGTGTGGGATGTGGGAAGTTTGTTGGATTTTTCTTTCCCAATTATCGGATGCTTATTGGTATGGATTCTTGCATCGTAGTTAACACAGAGTTACCTATGAGGCAAAACTGAGACACACAAAGCTTTGCACTGGATTGCAAGGCTTTGTGCTATCTGAGATATAGCGTTGGTTAGCCCACCTTTTCATCAATCCAGTCCGCCCACCACTGCATCATTTCTCTGCGCTTATCGAGATACTGAGCATGGTTGTAAATTCCACGCACAGATCCGCCGTTGGCATGTGCAAGTTGCACTTCAATAGCGTCAGCAGGCCATTCGTGCTCGTTCATAATCGTGCTGAATTCATGCCTGAATCCGTGACCGCTTTCCAGACCCTCATAGCCGATTTGTTTGATCACAAGTAGAACCGCGTTCTCGCAGATTGGCTTCTTCTTATCGTTGCGCCCGGCAAAAACAAACTCTGAGACTGGTTTGGTGATTGAGCTTAGCGTAGTGAGAAGTTCAACCACCTGGTCTGACATCGGGACCACATGAATTTTGCGGCCCTTCATCACACTGGCGTCGATAGTGATAATCCTGTTTTCAAAATCGACGTTCTTCCATTGCATGGAGCGAAGCTCTTTCGTTCTTAGGGCTGTGTAGCGTAAAACTTTGGTCGCAATGAGCGATATGATGCTTCCTGAAAATGTTGCCAGTGCTTTGTTGAATGCAGGGATCTGGTCTGCTGGGAGAAACGGGAAGTTCTTCTTGCGGTATCCCTTCATGGCGTCAGCAAGGTCAGGTGCCGGGTTATATTTAGCCCTACCAGTGACAATAGCGTAACGGAAAACCTCTCCGCATCTTCTGCGGGCTTTGTTGGCTCGCTCCATTGCACCGCGATCTTCAAATCTGCGGATTACTTCCAGCAGTTTTATCGGCTCAATATCCTGAATTTCAAGGCCGCCGATGATAGGTAAAATGTCGTCATCAAACATTTTTGCAAGTTCAGTCGCATACCCTACTGACCATACTTGCTTCTTGTGCTCGTACCATTCCTTGTAAATGGCGCTAAAGGAATTGTTGTTAGACGAAGCCTTTTTCGCTTTTACCGGATCGATGCCAACCGAGATGTCTTTCCTCGCGGTCCATGCTTTATCCCTTGCCTCCTGCAAACTCATAAGCGGATATTTCCCGACGGTCAGGATTTTCTCCTTACCGTCAATCTTGTAGCGAAGCTGCCATACCTTTTTCCCTGACACAGGGACATAAAGGTACAGGCCATTACCATCGAGAAGGCGGTATGGTTTTTCTTTCGGCTTTGCTGCTTCAATCTGCTTAACGGTGAGCATGGGTAAAAATCCGGTGGGTAAAATTATTTTATCCACTTTTTACCCGTCATGGAGTGCGGCTGTCAACGATCTGACGCGAACCATGACGAACTGTGAATCTACGGAAGGCTTGATATTCAGGGGATTTTGCGGACTGGTACGGATGGGAGCGAACTGATAAATGGTGTCCCCTGCAGGAATCGAACCTGCAATTAGCCCTTAGGAGGGGCTCGTTATATCCATTTAACTAAGAGGACAATGCGGCATGAGTATACCCGCTAATGGACTGCGGGGTAAGTACGCTGCCGCTCGATTGCTTAAACCCTCGCCATTTATGCCGGGTTTTTATCATTTTTCTTAATGTTTTCCGCACGTTCTGCTTTTTGGCGTGCTTCTGCTTTGCGCTTGTTGCTCATGTCGTTACGAATCTGTGCATGACTCATTAACGCGAAGATAAAGGTGCCGCCGCAGATGTTCCCCGCTAAAGTAGGTAGTGCGAAGGGCCAGATGAAATCGCTCCAGTGCAGCGTACCGTTAAACACCAGATAGAGGATTTCAACAGAACCGACAACGATGTGAGTGGTGTCACCCAGGGCAATAAGCCAGGTCATCAATATAATCACCACAATCTTTGCCGCACCCGCTGCAGGAAACATCCATACCATAGTGGCGATCAGCCAGCCGGAAATGATCGCGTTGGCAAACATCTCGCTGGGGGTGTTCTTCATCACATCCATGCCGATTTTGACAAATGCATCGCGAGTTTCTTCATTGAAGATTGGCATATATTCAAATGCCCACGCCGCAATACCTGTCCCGAGAATATTACCCAGCAGCACGACGCCCCATAACCGCATAAGTAAGCCAACGTTGCTCATTGTCGGTTTTTGCATGACGGGTAGTACCGCAGTCACGGTGTTTTCGGTAAATAATTGCTGGCGGGCCATAATGACGATAATAAAACCAAAGGTATAACCGAGATTCTCCAGCAAGAAGCTGCCCGGCACACCTTCCAGTTCGACATGAAATATCCCTTTTGCCAGTAATGAAGCGCCCATCGACAGACCCGCCGCAATGGCTGACCACAGTAGTGCCATTGCGTCGCGTTCCAGCTCTTTTTCACCATCCTGGCGGATATGCTCATGAATTGCCATCGCCCGGGAGGGGAGTCGATCTTCATCTATTTCTATTTTTTTGCCGCGCTCTTTTTCTTCGCTCTCAACTTCAATTTCGTCGCTGTGTTGATCAATTTTGTCGTTGTCCAT